TATATTTTTTTGTAAATAATAATCTGTTATACTATCATATTTGTCGGATATAATATTTTTGCCAAATTTATCTATTGCTATATCCACAGCGTCTTTTATTGAAAATATATACGCTCTTTCTTTTTCAATATTGTTGTGCATTTTTAGCATTCCATAAAATTAATGATAGGTCACATAGCTGGCATTTATGAACACCGCTTTCTCCTTTGCACAAGGGGCATAGCCATTTTATTTGATTGTTTATTATATATATGTTAAGTATTTTATTTACGCACCCCTTGCAAACAAAAAGATCTCCGAGTATTTTTTCTCCATTATTTTTACCGGATTTATCTTTAGAGCAAGTTATACATTTTATTTTTCTTATTTTGCGCATAATTGTTTCTTTATTTTATGTATAATTATCATATAGTGATTTAGTATCAATTCAAGATAAGCGTCTAATGGCCATTCTTGATCTAATATAGTCGGAAGGCTTTCTATCAATTCTTTTAATTCAGGAAGAATAGCTGCTAATCTCTTTTGGGTATTTTTTTGCTTTTTATACGACGAAAAATCGTACACTGTTATTCTTTCTTTATTTATTGGCTTGACTCTTTCTTTCGGATCTTCTACTTTCTTCTTAGAACTTACAATCCAATGTTTAATTTCTGATTCCCATTGATCCAACATAACTTCTATTGACTTATCTATCATTTAAGATTTCCTTAATTTTATTTAGATAATATTGAGAACAATCTATTCCTACAAAACTTCTATTTAATCTTTTACACACTATAGCAGTAGTACCAGATCCAACAAAGCCATCTAGTATTAAATCTCCTGGTTTACTATGTCCCAGTATTATTCTTTCTATCAATTTCTCTGGATGTTGTGTTGGATGAAATTTTCTTTTTTCCTTAAAGGTTCCACAAACTCTACTGAAATCCCAAACGTTATTGGGGAGTTTGCCTCCGTTTTTGGCTCTCTTGTCTTTATATTTTACCTCTCTATCTGATTTAATTTTAATATTTTCTGCATAGATGGTCGGTTCATTGAGCCAATAAATAGGTCTTACACACGGAGAATATCTTGTTTTATTATTTTGGCCGAAGGAATAATACCAGTAAATTCTTTGAATTAATTTTATGCTTCCAAAATCTATCAATTTTTCTATTGTGGCTATATATTTTTCAGCTATACTTAAAAATACTGGACCTTTAGTTATTTCGCAAGCCTTTTGGGTCCATGTTTGTAATAAGTCAAGATAATCAGATTCTTTTAAATTATCATTGTAATTTTCGTATTTCATTTTTTGGTTATCTGGGGGATCTAGGAAAGCTAGGTTGAATTTATAATTATCCAAATTTATATTCTCAAACTGCCCATGTATTAGATTAATCAATTTTTATTCTCCTAACAGGTTTTTCTGGTATGTCTATCTCTTTTCCTGCGATTTTAATTCTTTCTTCCATAGTTTTTAATGGATCTTTTGACTTAGTATCTTTCATATTCATGAAGACTTTAAAATTGGATAAAAAATATTCTATCTCTTGTGGATCTCCTGTTTTTAAAAAATTTTCAATATTTGTTTTATCTCTTTCTGCCGTTTTTATATTATTATAATGCATTATTTCAATCTTTTTGTTATTTTTGATAAGAAATAAAGTGTATCTTTTAATGTACGGCAGTGTATTAGTTACAATTTCCATTTTCATATAAAATTATACCATATTTTTAAATTTATTTCCATTTTGTGTAAAATATTTATGTTATAGGTCGTATAATAAAGTATAACATTAATTAAGGAGTTGTCATGAAAAAAAATAAAGTTGAATTAAAAGTAGTCGGAACAAAGATGGTAGAGGAAAAAGTTAAGGACGATTTGGAAAAGGCCGAAGCAGAATTTTGTGTAGCTAAACTATTTGAAGAGGAAGAAGATGGAATCACAGAAATTGGATCAGAAAACGATAGAGACAATAAACAAGATAGCTAATACGAGGAAAAATAGAGATAGCTTTGCGTATTTTGTCTCTGACGATATATATCAAGAAATATGGGCTATGTGTCTCGATGCTATAAAAAGATATAAAAAGGAATTTGGCGATTTAGAAAATTTTCTAAACGTACATATAAGCAATAGAATAAAGAATTTAAAAAGAGATAAATATTTTAACAAAGACTCTGCAAAAAATAAAGATAGAATAAACATAATAAATGCAATTCCTATTGGTGACAAAGAAATAGAAGATGATGATTTTATAAAAAATAAAGTAGACATAGAAAATAATATAGAAGATAAAGACACGTATTTTTTCATATCATCTAATATATCAGATAATTTAAGACCATATTTTCATAAACTTATACATGGCGAAAAAATAAAAGAATCTGTATTACAAAAATTAAAAAAAGAAATATTTGAAATATTGAATAGGAAATAAAGTGTCCGCAAAATTAAACAATCATCCAAAAGCTAAAACAAAATTGATTTATTTAACCTCTCAGGGATGTACGGATAAAAAAATACAAGAGGAGTTAAACAAAGAGTTTGGCATTCTATGGAATATAGAAACAATAAGAAGAAATAGAAATAAGCTAACAAAAAAAGAATCAGCTAGTCCAGAAGTAAAAGTAGATGCCCCAAAGCCATTTCTATCATCCCCTTCTTCTCTAATAGATGAAAAAGAGAAGGCCGAATGGTTTAGGGAACAGTTCAAAAATAATCTCTTATTCAAAACATTAAAAGATCAATTCACAGAAGAAGAAATCAATATATATCTTTCTGAATATGGCGATCTTTGTTGTCAATTTGAAGATATAGTTACTAGTGAATTTTTCCAAATAGACGATTTCTTAAAACACAGAATACTAATCAATAGACAATTAAAATCTATGAAAGATTTACAGAATGAAGTTGATGATATTTCTAAATGGCTAAGCGAACATCCAATTAAAGATGACGATTCAAAGGATGATAAAACCATTAGAATAGAATACTACAGAAAGCTTGACCAAAAAAGATCGGACTTGAACAAGACTAATGATAGATATGACAAATTAGTTGGCGAAAGAAAGAAAATATATGAAAATCTAGCTGCTACTAGAAAAGACAGAGTAGATGAGTTAAAAGGCGGTAGAGAAACTTTCATAAATTTAGTAGCCCTGCTTCAAAACTCTAGAACGGAGAGAGAAAAACAAGCTAGATACGCAGAACTAAGCAAAATAGCTTCTGATGACGTTATGAACGAGTTTAGAAAAAATCAAAAACTTCCAGGCGAAGATGGCTTTGAACCGTTGATTTTAGACGCAGAGTCATTTCCAGAAGAAATGGATGATGAAAATGAGTAGATTAGTATTGCCATCATATACAGTAATTAGAGATACTAGAGAGCAGGATGGATATGGATGGATATTTGATAAAGCTGATTTAAGAAAAAAACCGCCAAGATGTGATGGCACAATTATAAAAACGATGGATACTGGCGATTATACTTTAGAGGGGTACGATGATATTCTATGCATAGAAAGAAAAACAGACTTTAGTGAATTATGGGTAAATTACTCTGCAAGAAAGACTTTCGAAAAAGAAATGGAAAGAATGAGGAGATTTAAATACAAATATATTATTGTTGAATCACCGATTTGTACTGATCATTTTAGTCTGTCTATTCCGCAATTTAAAAACAATGTCCCTGGAAAAGCTCTCGTCTCTTGGGTTGTAGCTATATCGTTATTTTATGGCGTGCATATTATATATGCTGGTCAGTGCGGTATGAAATATGCACAAACCATATTTCAGAATGTGATAAGAATAGAAAAAGATAGATGGAAAGCACAGGATGAAGAGTAAATGAATATTTCTCAACAAATAAATAATCTTTTGCAAACTGACGAGGGTGATTTTTCTTATCTTTTCCCATACAGGGATTCTCTTCCTAAAATAGATAAGCATATTTTTTCTGATCTTAAAGAATCAAATAGCAATTTTGATGAATACATAGTGGACAAGATGTTGAATGTAGATTATATTTCATGGACCTGTAAGACCATATTAAATATAGATCTATTTCCAATTCAGGCAGCTATCCTAAGAGTTCTCTGGAAAACTGCATTTCCCGTGCTTGTTGCCAGTCGTGGAGGATCAAAGAGCTTTACATTAGCAGTATACTCTGTAATTAAAGCTTTGTTAGATCCTGGATCAAAAATAGTAATAGTTGGCGCTGGCCTTAGACAATCAAAATTAGTTTTTAATTACATTCAAAATATATGGAACGACGCCCCAATACTAAGAAGTATAATTGGTAGTGGTAAAAATATAGGCCCAAAACAAGGGTTGGATAGTTGTTATTTTAGAATAGGTAATTCTACTATCACGAGTCTTCCGTTGGGTGATGGGAGTAGAATAAGAGGTCTTCGTGCGACATGTGTTATTGCAGACGAATTTGGATCAATTCCTCAACATATATTTGATGTTGTGGTGAGGGGTTTCGCTGCTACAACTAAAAGCCCAGTTGAAGAAGCAAGAAAATTAGCTATAGAGAAAAAATTAAGAAAAATGGGTATTCCAAGTTCTCATATACAAAGTATAAATAATCAAATACTTAAAGGCAATCAAATTATATGTGCCGGGACTGCTGATTATCATTTTAATCATTTTGCCACTAAGTTCAATACATGGAAAGACATTATTAAAAGCAGAGGAGAACCGGGCAAGGTTGCGGAAATTTTTGGAGGCCCATTAAACGTACCAGATAAATTCAATTACAAAGACTATGCAATTATTCGTCTCCCATCAGACTATCTTCCAGATGGATTACTAGATAAAAGACAATTAGCTAATGCAAAAGCTACGTTACCTAGTAATATATATTTAATGGAATATCAGGCTATATTTGTTAGGGACTCAAATGGTTTCTTTTCCAGAAGTATGATAGAATCTTGTACTTCAAAGCCACATTCTCCTGTTGTCACGCCATACGGAGAAATAGAATTTAACCCTATGATGAATGGAGTTAAAGGTAGGAAATACGGCATAGGAATTGATCCTGGCGCTGAAAGAGATAATATTGGGATAGTAATATTGGAGTTTTGGAAAAATCACTATAGAATAGTTTATTGTTGGAGTTGCAATAAGACTGTATTTAATAAAAATAAAAAGGCTGGATTGATAGATGCCTGTGACTACTATGCGTATTGCTGTTCTCATATAAGAAAATTATGCAAATTATTCTCTCCTGTAAGAATAGAAATGGATAGTCAGGGATGTGGGTATCCATTGGCAGAAATGTTAAGAGACAAAAAAACTATAAATAAAGATTTGGGAGAATTTCCTATATATGAGATTATAAAAGAAGATGAAATGAACACTACAGACGAAGAAACAGATGGTCCACATATATTGAATCTTGTTAAGCCAACAAATGAATTTAATTCTAGCTGCAATATTTGTCTTCATAAAAGTTTAGAAACCAAAAAGATATTGTTTCCATCTTTCGATACTGTCGTTATGCAAGCTGCATTAATGATAGAAAAGGCTAAAAGTATATATATAGATACCTTTGAGGAATGCGTTCATAATATAGAAGAGCTTAAAAATGAATTATGCACAATACAACAGATGGAAACCGCTACTGGAAAAGATAAGTTTGATATTCCAACTATGGCAAAAGCTACCGGAGCCACGGAGGGCAAATCGGTAAAAGGAAGACTAAGAAAAGATAGATATACTAGTCTTCTGTATATTCATAAATATATTCATGACTTAGATAATTCCAATACAGTCTTGGTAGATTATACCGATGTTCCAGGAAATTTTAGGAGAATAGAAAATAAAAAGGATACAAGCCTATATGTTGGTCCCGGAATGGCACACATGGCAAATAGCGATGATTGGATTGCTGGAAAATCATCGTTCGTAGCAATTAAAAGAGGAGAGATTATTTAATGTGTATAATCAATGTGATTACAATTGAAATGCATTAATAAAGGATTTTATGGAAAATAAAAAGCCATTATATAAAAAATCTACTGGAGCTAAAAATGTCTATGACGTTCCAGAAGATTGTGTTGTTAAAAGGTCGGCTAAAGCCTCTAGTACGTCTCAAACCGTTAGGCCAGGACTAAATAGGTTCGATATAGATTTTCATCGACCAGAAGACACTATTCCTACTGATCATCATGAAATAATAAGGGCTTGCCAAGGCATATATAAAAAAAATGGATTAATTAGAAATATAATTGATTTAATGACAGATTTTGCCGCTAGTGGTCTAGATTTGAGACACCCAAATAAAAAGCAAGAACTCTTTTATAAAAAATGGGCAAAAAAAGTGAATCTGGAAAGCCGCGCCCATGATTTTATGAAACTGATATTAAGAGACGCCAATGTAATAGTTCGTAGGAAAACAGCAATCATAACAAAGCCAGTTATAAAAGAGATGACAAGCGCTTATGATTTTATTCCAGACTATTTAATAGAAGATAAATTTAGAGAAAATCCAGAGAAATTAACAGTAAAAAAGAAGAATATTAAAAAGGGAGAAATTCCCTGGAGATACACTTTTATATCTCCCGTTGTTGTAGATAAAATAGGGGGTGCTGTTGGAAAGTTCGTTGGTGGCAATAGGCTAGGCATTAGACTTAATCAAGATTTGATGTCTTCCATTAAAAATCCTAAAACCGATGCTGAAAGACAATTAATACAACAACTGCCAAAAGAAATAATAGAAGCTGCAAAAAATGGCAATAAATTAATAGCATTGGATGAAGAAAGAATTTATATTGATTATTACAAAAAGGATGATTGGGAAGATTGGGGAACGCCTTTTCTTTATGGCGTTATAGAAGATGTTCTTTTAAAAGATAAGATGAAGCAAGCTGATATGGCTGCTCTTGATGGTGTTATTAACACCGTAAGATTGTGGAAGCTAGGTAATTCTGAGCAAAAAATATTACCTACTCAGGCTGCTATAAATAAATTAAAAGATATATTGTCAAATAATGTTGGCGGTGGCGCGCTAGATATTATATGGAACGACTTAATAGATTTCAAATTTGAATATCCTCCAACAGATAAAATTCTTGGTCCTCAAAAGTATCAATCTGTAGATAAAGACATTATAAGTGGGCTTGGAATTCCTTCCTCTCTTGTTGGCGGAAATGAAACTAGCACAAGAAATGCTCAATCCGCATTTGTTCAGTTAAAAACATTAGTTGAAAGATTAGAATATGTAAGATCTAAATGTATAAACTGGATAAATAATGAATTACATTTGGTTGCTGATGCTATGGGGTTTAAAACTATACCAAGCATTAGTTTTGCAACAATGTCACTAAGGGACGAGGCGGCTGAAAAACAGTTAATAGTGCAACTCTTAGACAGGGGAATCATTTCAATAGAAACAGTACATAAGGTTTTTGGACAAGACTTTATTGTTGAGCTAGAGAATCTGAAATTGGAGCAAGATATAAGAGACTCTAACCAACCAGTATTTGAGAAGGCTAATCCATTTTATAGACCGATAAGTGTAATGGAAGAACAATTGAAGGGTCAATTGGCATTAGAAGCAGCTAAACAATCTGGTGGTGGAGATAACA